AATATAAAATCATTGATGGTGTTTGTTATGACGTATGGACAGTTAATAAAATTTCTGATGAAAAAAGACAACAAATGTTGGACAATTTGGTTGCAGCAAATCCATATCCATCATGGACAATAGATTATGAGAATTATAATATTATACCACCAACACCAATGCCAACTGAAGGGTCTTGGACATGGGATGAATCAACGTTGAGTTGGATTCCTTATGTTGAACCTGAAGAAAATACAACAACAGAGTAAAAATGACAACAAAAATAAAGTTATCTAATATAGACAACTCGTTTGATTATTCATCGGATTTATAAATCGCAAGTGGAACGAAACATAAATATCCTTATTAGGGGGATATAATGGCGAAAACAATCACAACAAGAACGGCATTCAAAGATTATTGCCTGCGTAGACTAGGGTTTCCAGTAATTGAAATCAACGTTGATGACGACCAGGTAGAAGACCGTATTGATGATGCACTTCAATATTGGCAAGACTACCACTTTGATGGCCTACAAAAAGTATATTACATTAAACGAATAGACCAAACAGATGTTAATAATAGATACTTGGACATATCTCAAGCCAGAGATTCATCAAACAATGTACTACAGATTGCCGGTATAACCAGAATATTTCCAGTTTCCGATTCACAATCTCAGGTTAATATGTTTGACTTGAGATATCAACTTCGTTTAAATGAGTTGTATGATTTCACCTCTGCATCTTACATTAACTACACATTGACATTACAACATCTACGCATGTTGGAACAACTATTCTCTGGTGAAGTTCCTATTAGATTTCAAAGACATATGCAAAGACTTTATATTGATTGGGGTTGGGGTCGCAATGAAGCACCAGTCGGTACAACAGTCATTGCAGAATGCTATGCGGTGATTGATCCTGATGTGTATACGCAGGCATGGAATGACCGTTGGTTAAAAGAATATGCAACAGCACTCATTAAACGTTCTTGGGGTAACAATCTCAAAAAATTTAGCGGCATTCAATTGCCAGGTGGCGTAATGTTAAATGGTGATAAGATTTATTCTGAAGCAAAAGAAGAAATCGATGCACTTCATGCAGAAATTGGTGACAAGTACGGCGCACCATTAGAAATGTTCATGAACTAATATGAAACACCAACACCATATTATTCCAAAACATATGGGTGGAACAAATGATCCATCCAATTTAATTGAACTTACCGTAGAAGAACATGCGGAAGCTCATCGTGTTTTGTGGGAAAAATATGGACATAAACAAGATGAATTAGCTTGGAAAGGTTTAGCTGGCATTATTGGTAAAGAAGAATTGTTACACGAACTATTTGTAATGTCTGGTAAAAAATCTAGACCACCAGTAGGACACAAAGCAAATTTAGGTCGTAAATGGTCTGACGAATATAAATTAAAAATGAGTGAGTCATTAAAAGGCCGTCCTTGTGAATGGAAAAATAAAATATCCGAGAGTAATAGTAGAAATTGGTTAATAACCAGACCAGACGGAACAAAAATAAAAATAAAAAATTTACAACAATATTGTAAGGAAAATAACTTGGATAGTTCAAAAATGTCAATTGTGGCTAGCGGTTTAAGAAAACACCACAAAAATTATTTTTGTGAAAAGTTAGGATAATATCATGGCGACCTCGGTGTATTTCAACAACTACAACTCTCTTGCAGAACAAAGAGTAATAGAAGATTTGATTGTAGAGAGTATTAAAATCCAAGGATATGACGCCTACTATCTGCCTATTGAAAATGAAACCGATAGAGACATTCTTTATGGTGAAGATCCAATTAAAAAATTCAGTTCAGCATTTCCAATAGAATTTTATCTATCAAGCTCAATGGAGTATGGTGGTGAAAGAGAATTCTTTTCAAAATTTGGACTTGAAATTAAAAACAATATCAATATTATATTGTCAAAACGTTCTTTCTCTCAAAGAGTTCCACAAGATAGATTTAATCGACCACGGGAAGGTGATTTGGTCTATGTACCATTCTTAAATGGTACGGGTGAATTGTTTGAAATTAAATTCACAAATCAAACCAAAGATTTCTTCATGTTGGGTAGAAAGATTCCTTATTTTTATGAATTAGAACTAGAGAAATTCAAGTACTCACAAGAAGTTATTGACACTGGTGTGGAAGATATTGATGATGTAATGATTCAATCAAGTTACACGATTGATTTGAACACTGGTGTTGGTACAGGAACATACGAACCTAGAGAAATTGTATTTCAATCTTCAGATAGAACACAAGCAAATGCATCTGTGGTTGCAATAGTACAGGAATGGAACACAGTTGATGACATACTGAAAGTAACAAATGTTGCTGGTGAATTTGCCGCAAATGTTGCAATCATCGGTGCAACAAGTAATGCTCAATACTATCTATCATCATACGATCCATTAAAAGATAGCACAAGAAATGAATCATATGACAACGAATATCTGTTTGATACTGCAAATAATATTATAGATTTTACAGAAATTAATCCGTTTGGAAAAATATAATGTCAACATATAACCGTGTCATCAGAAAATTAGTTGTTGGATTTGGTAACCTTTTCGACAACATAACGTTGTATAGATTTAAACCAGACCTTACAGAATCTGAAAGATTTATTGTTCCTATTGCATATGCTAGCAAAGAACGTTATGTTATGCGTTTGGAAGAAGATTTGAACTTAGATAAAAAAGTTCAAATAGCTTTACCAAGAATGTCTTTTGAAATGGCAGGACTGACATACGATTCTAGTAGAAAACAAAATACAAATATTAAAAATTTTGCAGGAACAAGTACAGCCACCGGAGTTATTGCACAATACAATCCTGTGCCATATAATTTTGATTTTAATTTATACATCTATGTAAGAAATATTGAAGATGGCACACAAATTATTGAACACATATTACCATATTTTACACCAGATTATACAATTAAATTAAATTTAATTCCTGAAATGGGTATCGTTAAAGAAGTGCCTGTGGTTTTAAACTCAACATCACATGAAATAACTTATGAAGGTGGCCGAGAAAATGAAACCAGAATGATAATCTGGACATTAAATTTTACAGTCAAAGGATTTGTTTTTGGAAAAACAACCGAAACTGGTGTTATCAATCGTGCATTCGTATCTATTTACAATTTAATAACAGACACTGATGTTGTTGAATTTTATTTAAACCTAGATTCTGGTTTTGGTACATACAAAGTTGGTGAAACAGTATATCAAGGATATACATCAGATGACACAACAGCAACAGGTGTTGTTGTTCAATTTATAGATAACACACTGAGATTAAAACAACTAACAGGAAACTTTGTGTCCGATAAACCTATATACGGTATTAACACTTTAGCAAATTATAACTTCACTTCATATAACTTGAACCCATTGAAATTTGTTGAAGTTGATGCTGTTGGTAGAGTTTCTACAGATATCGACTTTATGACTGTTGATAAAGTTGACGCTAAGGTCGACAATACACTAAATGAAGTTTTGACAATTAACAAGGCAGCAAATCAATAAACCCCAAATGAGAGAAATAAATGGCTAAACAAACTATCAATATTGGTATTAGAGCAAACGATGGTAAAGGCGACACACTAAGAGCATCTTTTATCAAAACAAATAATAATTTTACCGAATTATATACTAATGTTTCTAATAATGCTAATACTGCCAATTCATTATCAGCAAATAATGCGGCCTTAGCACAAGGTGCATTCAATAAAGCGAATACTGTTTTCTTAGGTGACATTAGTTTCATAAACACTGTAATGTATAGTAATACAAAAGTGGAACTTGGTAATGACCGTCACAATAAAAAGGTTTGGGGTTTATTGTATGGTCGATTAGCAAATCAAACAGCCAATACATATGGTCACAGTGTTGCATACGATTCAGCAAATAACATTTATGTTGCACTAACAACACAAAATGAAACCACGGGTTTCCCACAATCAACAATTGTAAAATTTGATACAACAGGTGAAATATTCTGGACACGATCTGTACCAGCAAACACCTCATATGGTAGTTATTCTGAATCATTAGACATTGACGCAAACAACAATGTTTATTTGTTAACAAATATTCCAGATAATTCTTCGACTTTAGTTACAAAATTTAATTATCTTGGCCAAAATGTTTGGAGTTCCATGGTTGAAGATGCCATAGGTTCGGTAGACATTACTGTTGATGACCAACAATTTCCTTATTTTGTAGGTGAACACAATTTACTAACCGGTCTTGATATAACCGGTGAACTTTATTTCACAAAATTTACCTCAGATTTACCATCAACAAATGCATTTTGTTGTTTGGCACTACCAAACGAAGATGGTGTTTTAGTAGGTTCTGCAAACGGAAAAGTTCACAAGTTTGATACAGAAGGTGTATATTTGTGGACAAATAATGTTGATGCAAATGGAAACACGATTATAAGTTTGACTTCCGATACATCAAATAATTGGTACGCAGCATCAAATACTAACATTTACAAATTTAGATCCAACAATCAATTATTATGGGAAAGAAGTATAACTGGTATTACAACACCAAAAATCAATTGGATCAAACATAAAGATAATTTTTTATATGTAAATGGTGCAACAATAGATGCAAACAATCAATCAGCATTTATTACATATAAGATTGATGCAAATGGTGCATTAGTTTGGGCAAGGTCACTCGAAATAGCAAATGCAAATCAAACAATTAGATTTGGCCACAGACAACTAGATGTTTCTGGTGACTATCTTGTTGGTATTGGTTATTCAAAATCATCAGCTAATGCAAACACACACGCAACTGTTTATCAATTACCCGTAGATGGTTCTCTATCAGGAACTTATCTTGGTGCAAATGGTAGTTCTTGGGGTGCTTTTACATATGTCGGTATACCAGAAGCAAACACAGCAACAAGTACAACTGCTGGTAGTGGAAACACAACCGTAACAATTGCAGATAATACAAACTACACATACTCAACAAATGTAATAGTATATTCAACTCCTGGCGGTTTTTATGAAAAATCTGTAACAATATTTCAACAAAAATGGCAGTTCGATTCAAATGGTAAAATTATAATACCTTCTTCTGGTGACCCAACAGCATTGGATTTGAGTGGTAAAAATATTGTAAATACTGGAAACATTTCGTTCACAAATGGAACAACTCAAAGAGCAGCTGCATTGCCGCTTGCAAACCTAAAAGTAATTGTTGCAGCATCTTCAGACTTTGCAGACTTTAAATCCAGGATTGCAGCATTATAACAAATTAAAAATATGAATACATTTGACAAAAATATGGAAAAGTTATTTGATGTAACACCGGTAGAACAAGAAACTAAAACTTTATTACCGGTTGTTTCTAAATCTGAAGATGGTCCAGATTTAAAAGGTGATTTGGAAGATGCGTATCAACAAACCAAAAATAACTTACAAGACCTTATTGACCAAGGCAAAGAAGCCATGGAAGAAATTTTACATATTGCCAAAGCAGGCCAACATCCTAGGGCATTTGAAGTATATGGCACACTATTGAAGAATGTGGTAGATGCAAATAAAGAACTGCTTGCAGTACAAAAACAAATGCGTACAATGGATGGAAAACAAAAAGATGGTAACACGAAAATAGATAAAGCAATTTTTGTTGGTTCTACTGCTGAGTTAAACAAACTTTTAAAAAGTAAAGAATGATAAATAGGTGTATGTCGCCGGACTGGAACTCCGCACATACTCTAACATTAGAAAGGAATGTCAGCATGACTATTTATCACAAACACCATATTATTCCACGACATGCAGGTGGAACAAACGAAAAATCAAATTTAATCAAACTTACAATAGAAGAACACGCCGAGGCACATCGTATTTTATATGAAAAGTATGGTCGTTGGCAAGACGAAGTTGCGTGGAAAACATTGTCAAAGCAAATTGATTGTGCTGAAGCCACAAAAATATCTCAATCTTTATCCAACAAAGGTAAAAATAATTTTATGTATGGTAAAACTGGTGACAAAAATCCAATGTATGGTAAAAAAGGAGAATTGTCGCCACATTTTGGTAAAAAACATTCAGAAGAAACAAAGAAGAAAAAAAGAATGGCTTTAATAGGACGTTCATATGAAGATTTACATGGAAAAGAAAAAGCCGAAGAAATTAAAAATAAATTTAGAAAACCAAAAACCGAAGAACATAAACAAAAATTAAAAAAACCAAAACCAAAAGTTGTTTGTAGAATTAAAGATAAGAAAGAAATGTCTTTAGGTAATTTTATGAATTGGAATAAGAATGTTAGATAATAAAGAATCTTATCGTGATAATATATTATTAAAAAAAGTAGGTGT